AAAGTATAGTTATATCAATTGTGGCAATGTTTGTAATGTAGGGACGGGGGATTTTGTTATTTGTGTATGGATTCTTACAACAACTGGCGGGGTTTTAGTAAGCAAGGGGACGTGCTCGGACAACACAAATCATTTCTATATTTTGATACAAACAGTAACCGGGAAAATTGAGGCCGGGATAGGAGGTAGTGGTTCGACAAGAAAAACGGTTGTATCTTCTGCGGTTGTAAATGATGGGGGATGGCACTTAATTTTGGTAGCATGGGATCGGGACGGAAATCTGCAACTGTATATCGACAATGTAGAAGATAACGGCGTAGATATAAGCGCAGAAAATCAGAACCTTGATAACTCACAGGATTTTTGCATTGGTCGTTGGTCTAATAGTGATAGCGAACACTTTGTGGGCCGGATAGATGATGTGCGAGTTTATGATGCGCTATTACCTAAAAAGGCACGTTCTTTAATTTTCAATCCCTACGAAATTTCGGGATGCGTTCTTAATTTGGAACTTGAAGATTATGAGGCCGATACAACGGTCGATGATAGCAGCGGGGAAAATAACGATGGTGAATTAAAGGGCGGAAAAAATACAGAGGATGTAAGCTGTGAGGGCAAGGTCAAAAACGGATTCGATTTGGATGGTATAGTTGATTTTATAGAGATTACAGACAATGAGAATCTTAATCCGCAGGATAAAATATCAGTTGGCGGATGGTTTGACCCGGACGTTACGAGCAATCGCGCCGGGATGATATGGAAGCCAAATAATTATGCTCTTTTACAAGAAAGCAATTATGTCAAATTTATAGTTTATGATAAGAACGGGAATACAAGTACAGCCGAATTTGCTGTGGCCGATCTAACAGCAGGATTTAATCACATTTTCGGGACCTACGATGGCAGCCAAGCAAGGATATATCTAAATGCTTTGCTGAAAGATACGGGGATTAGTAGAACCGGGATTCGCAATCAGTCGGGAAATCTTCTCATTGGCAAGAGTGCCGATGCTTCTGAATTTTACGATGGCAAAATAGATGATATTCGAATTTACGAACACCGAGTCCTTACAGAAAGTCAAATATCTGAAATATACAATAGTGGGGCCGGGAATCCAATGCACCCGCAAGCAACGTTTGGTAATGGAACTGAATATCACCCGGTCAAATATGAAAAATGCTATTTAGATGTTGACCCGGTGAAAATATCCGGGCAAGAACAAATACCGACAACCAAAATCAGATTTTCCTATATATCAAGGTTCTTGAAAACATATATTGATAACTACGACATAACCGATGGCAACACAACCTTAGAACTTTTTGTTGTTAGTTACAAGTACATGACGGGCGACAACATAGAGCTAAGAAATATCTTTGAGATAAAAAACTATGATATAGATGAAAAATTTGCAGAGTTTATTCTTGGCCCTCCGGGTATGCTTACAGCATTAGTGCAAACGACGGAGTACAATTCACAACATTGTAGTCATAAAGAATTCGAATGTGCAGAGTGCGGATATTCCCGGAAGTCTGTTGCGGGGGTTACTTTGTCGGGCTCGAATCCTGTATCTATACAGGTCGATTCTCATAATTTTGACACAACAAAAAAACATGACTATATCCGCCTTGCAGGTATAGCAGGCATTACACCTTCGCTTGACGGGAGCTATAAAATAACTGTGGTGGATACTAATAATTTTACACTGGATGGAACGGTTAGTAGCGATTATTCAGGATCATACACGAGCGGTGGAACTGCGGGCTATTTAGACTGTCTGCATACTTTGAGTGATTGCCGGGCACGTGAAAACTCTGACCGTTGGGGAGCGGAAAAAGGGCTAACACCGGGAACTATAGTAATAGTGTGAAACTATGGCTAAAAACGAGAAATACGAGAAATTGCTTGGCATTCCATTTCGTATGGGCGGGCGAATGGATAAGTGTTCTTGCGGGCAGCTATATAGCAAAGTAAAGAAAACAGACTGTCCGTTGTGTCGTGGTTTTGTAAGCAGAAAAAATTATCTGGATTGTTACGGACTGGCGATTGAGGTTTATAAAATCAATAATAAGATTTTGCCCGAAAAAACTTCTCTTACCGATGATGAAATGATTTGTGCTGCCATAACGGATGGTACAAGGGATTATGTAGAAATAACGAGGCCAGAGCCGTTGTGCATAGTCTCTTTGAAAGTGCAGGCCCCATTTGTTACTCATATAGGCGTTGTTCTGGAAGATACCGAATGGTTCATACATATTTTAGAACAGTACAGCGTTTCAATTGAAAGATTAAGGCGAAGACAGTTGTTGATAGATGGATACTGGCGATATGTCGGGGACAATAACAGTAATAGTATTTCCAAATAGATTTCGACTGAACGAAAGACAGATACATCAGTTGAAATATATAGGGCAAACGCTCGAGGAGCTCAAGGCGCAGTTTGTACCTGACAAAAGAGTTAGTATCGCAATCAATGATATGCCTATTGAACGCCAATTCTGGGACACGGCCATTGCCCGACCAAATGATTACATATCAATATTTCCGTACGTAGGAAAAGGACAAAATGAAAAAATGGTAATGTCGGCTGTTGCCATGATTGCATTAGCAATGGTAGCACCCGGTCTTGGGAATTTAGCTGTTGGGGCCGAATGGGGAGCAAAAATGACCCTTGTGTCTGGTATAGCCGCTATGGGCATTGCTGTTGGGGGAGGGTTGCTTATCAGTTCTATTAATGCTGATTATATAGAATCAAAGCAAGATAAAATGTCAATGTCGGATATGCAGCAATCCTACGGATGGAATCCACAAACAACACAGCAGCAGGATATTCCAAAGGCTATCTGCTTTGGCAAAAGGCGAGTATATGGTAATGTGATATGCTCATGGACAGAATTAAATAGTGACGGAACATCGGAAATAGCAAATGTGATTATAGGTATATGTAAAGGCCCGATTAAGAGTATTTCGGAGGATTGGATAAATGAGCAACCATTAGGCAACTTTGGTGATATTGAGGTCGAAAAAAGGTTGGGTAATATTGACCAAACAGCTTTAACGCTGTTCGATGGGATCGAAAAATTAGAATTCAGACGACCTATATTGGTATCAAGTGCAAGTGCTATAACGGTCCCAACCTCCGATGATGATTATGATGATTTAGAGGTTACGTTATATTTTACGGGTGTTTATGAATTGAGCCCAAGTAAGGGAATGTTAAATCACAGCATAGGCGTTAAGGTTGAGGTCAGCGAACATGATATGGGAAGCTGGACAATAATCGGGCAAGAAACAGTTACGCGAAATAAGGTTGGAGGCTATTATGTTAGATATGTTGCCAGCGACTCAATGACAATCACACGGGGCAAGAAGCATGATATTAGAGTCACAAAAACAACCTCTGATGTAGATGATGAAAACGTTGGCGATGATGTATATATGCAAAATTATCTTGAGGTTTATACTGATGGATTCAGGCATCCGGGATTAGCACATGTTGGGATTAAAGCACTGGCCGGGGAACGTTTGAGCGGTTCGCTGAATTATTCCTGTATAGTTGAGGGGTTAATTGTACCTACTCACAATGGAAATAGCCGGAGCATAACTAAAATTACCAAGGCATCATCGGGAGCACTGACAATCGGGGCCGGACACGGTTTTAGTGTTGATGAATATGCTTTGATAAGTGGTGTTCGCGGAATGACCCAAATCAACAATATGGTTGGGCGGGTTACAGCAATAGACGCAACTACAATAACAGTAAATATAGACACAACGAATTTTTCAAGCTATTCGGGCGGTGGTGGTATTTATGAGTTGAATTTAGAGTATTCGAATTGTCCAGCATGGGTCAATTTCTTTCTGGCTACAGCGCCCGTCATAAGCGGGGATGGAGCGGGTACGCCTTATGAGGTGGTAAGATTTGATAGGCTTTTGCCGGATAGACCCGACAAGCAATCTTTATACAATATGGCTCAATTTTGTGATTCTATGGTTGACGATGGTATGGAGGGAACGGAAAAACGCATAACATGGAATGGGGGTTGGGAGTCTCTAATAAATATATGGGATGCTATTTGCGAGGTTTGCGATTATTGCCGGTCTAATGCTGTTTGGAACGGTACTGAACTTAACTTTATAGTTGATGAGCCTCGCAGTGCTGTCAATACGCATTCTATAGGTAACTTAGAAAGAGATTCATTTAGAATTTACTCATTAAAAAGTAAGGAGAGTTCCGGCAAGATTCTTTTAGATTATTATGACGAGAAACGTGATTACAAGCGAACATCATATAAGGTCCCGAATCGAAATGCCGGGCCCTCGATAAATGAAGTTAGAAAGACGCTCAGAGGCTGTACCAAACAATCAGAAGGTGATAGATATGGTAACTATCGAATGAGTCAAGTAGTCAATATTAAAAATGGCTACCAATGGGGCGCAAGTGTAGGGGCCATTCCCTACGAGATTGGTGATGTTATAAATGTTCAGCATGATATTAAAAATGTCGGCATGATTGGGGAGGGAACTGATAGCTATAATGGTGGTGGCCTTGTGGCTGCGGTCGATTTGACAGGGGCCGATGATGTGATAATACTTGACCGGGATATATCCGGGGCGCTGGATGGTGGGGAAACATACGAAATTTATATAAGGCTTTCGGACGATACGACCGAGTGCAAAACAGTAAAAAGCTGGAGCGGGCGTGAAATTACTATTGATGGTTCATTTGCGGGCAAGCCCAGAAAAGGCGATGTTTGGGCTTTAGGCTTAGAAGGGCAAGCGGTCGAAAAAGTGGCGATTGTAAATATGGTTCGAACACAAAAGAATCATTTTACCATAGTTGCAGTTGATTATTATGGGCACGATGAAGATGATTATACACCGTTACTGCCAGCCCCTAATGCCTATTCGCCATCCGGCCAGAGTTTTTCAATTATCAGACCACCTACCTTCTATGAAGTTAAAAAGAGACTTCCGGCTGATGCTCTGGGCATACCAAATATTGATATGCCTTTTACGCACAACTGCCAGTGGAATGATAATACTCCAAGCGCCGGTTATGTATCGTGGTCGGCAGAGGATGCGGTCAATGCAATTTTATTTTGTTTGAAAGGTGCTATTTATGCTATAACGCCCGGCAGTTCGAACAAGAAGTATATTTATTGGGACGAAAACTATACGACCAGCTTCCAAAGCAGTGATAACGAAAATGATGTTTTGGGCTCCGGTAAACGGCCAGTTTGTATAAATGATTCGGGTACAGCTTACCCCTGTGTGGGTATACCAATACTTCATGCCCATATAATTCGAACAAAGTCAATTTACGCTGAAAAATATGCAGAGACAAGAGACAATTATGCTTGTCACTTTGAGGATAGCTTAGATTTTACTCACTCTTTTGAGTGTCCGTTTGAAATCATACCTGAAATGGTCTCTATTATTTCTGTAAAGCTATCATTCAAAATACTGCCATATCGAGCATACTCAACAGCAGCAGCATCTGGAGGAGGTTCTACATCTGGAGATGGCGGAGGAGCAACGACAAGCAGTGGTGGCGGTCAGACATCAAGTGGTGCTTCAGGATGGCCTTTAACAGAAGACACCAGCCAGACAAATATTGGAAATGCTCAAGCTACAGATTTAGGCAACCATAGCCATCAAGTCGAGGGAGGTACTGAAAGTGAATACGGGCCCGGAAATCATAGCCATGATATTGATGCTTATGATTGTACTGCTCTAAATACAAATTTAGGCTATCACGGCCATAATATACCGGGCGCTAATCATTATCATACTTATGGGCTTGTTAATCACACACACAACGTAAACGACCATACACATAACGGCCCCGTCCATTCGCATACAACACCCAACCATACGCACGGGGTAACCTATGGCATCCATGAAGAATCGAATTCACCGACAATTCATTACCATATAGATAATGGTGGGGGGTATGGCTCACCTTCGGGTAACTATACAACTGACCAAACGGACATTGATATAACGAGCCAGATTAGCGGGACCGGGATGAAGGGCATTAGATTTGATACTGATTTGCGTTGTCGCGTAGCCGCTATTATTATGTGCAAGCTGGATATTACTGCATAACCAAAAGATAATCAATCCTGTAGCCTGCTGGACGCCTTAAATTGAATGATAGAGGGGTGTGTTAAAA